CTATTTTCATTTTTTCAGCTAATCTATAGATAACCATATATTTTCTTTCATCCCAACCTTGGAATGCAACCTCTTGGTTAAATATTTCTTTAGTGTTAAAACCTCTCCAATCTAATTGAATATAAGGTAAGATTTGAACAAATGATTGGTCCCACCTTTTCTTTGATTCTTGTTGAGTTTTAAGATATTTAGTAACCTCTTCCATAACTCCAATTGATGGTGGTCTCATTAAGATTTCACCAGAGCTTTTAGTTTGAATTCTAAAACATCTTGCTACAGCATCGTAATATTTTTCAATTTCTTCTGGAATTTGAGTTGCTGTAAAATTTCTTGTAGCGATTTCAACTTGTCTTTTTTCACCATAGCTGTTTTCAGCCATAATTTCAAGTTTGTTTTCTGGCTCAGGAAAAGTAAGGTCTCTAATTGCTAACAATACTGCAATTCTATCCTCTTCCATAAGGTCTTTATAAGAAAGTTTTTTACTTCTAGACGTAAACCTCATGCAAGATTTTACAATATTATTTAATTTTTCTTCAATATCTATAATATTCTCTTCTTGCATTGTTGAGAAATGTCTAATTTCAGCAACCTTTGCAGATCTAATAGATATTTGTGCATCTTGTGGGTAAAATCTACCCTGTGAAAATAATGTTTCCATAGCAATTGGTACATATCCTAAAACCGTATCGGAATCGTCTGCTTTTTGACGACCGTAATTTGCCATGTTTACACTACCTAAACCTTTTTTACTAATCTCTTCTTCAATAGGGTCAACATCTTCAACCTTTTCTTTTTTAGAAGTCTTAGATTTTGGAGTTTCTTCATTTACATTTTCAAAATCTCCACCTTTTTCTTTGTCATTTAAGAATTTATCAAATTCTTTGTTATTGTTTTCTTCGCTCATTTTTAATGAATTTTTAGTTTATATAATTAATCTTTATTTTGTTTCAAGAATTATTAATTCTTTTTATTTCTTTTTGTACAAGTTCCCGTACAAATGCACTTACGGACTTGGGCCTTTGTTTATTTTTGAGGGCTTCACTCAAAATAATATTGTTTAACTCCTCAAACTCAGGCTCGGTTAATAAGACTTGTATCTTTTTTATTAACTTATCGACTAAATAGTTTTTCTTGTTAGACATATTATTGTAATATTATAATCTTTTTTCCGGGTAAAAAAAGAGAAGACACTTATAGTCTTCTCTAATTCTTTTAAATTTTTAAGTTAATTCTTCAGCCCATGTGTTAACTCTCCAAGTAACATCAAGAACCTGAGCATCTGCAGTTTCATAATTATTTTCAGCCAATGGGTTCATTGCTGATGTTATGAAGCAGTCTTCGCAAGTAATTTTTCTGAATATATCTCCCGCTCTGTTAAATTGTACAATAACAATCTGTCCAACATAGTCTTTTTTAAGACCTGTTTCTCCAGTTTCTGGGTTATAAGCCAGTCTATACCATTCTCTCATAGTTTTATATAAGTACATCTGGTTTGCATCGTTAAGGTTCAATGAGAAATTTACTGTTACGTCTAAGAAAGAATCTCCTGGGATACCAGAAAAAGATCTAGTAGACCATTTGAATTTCTGATCAACAACACCCAATTCTTTATGAAGTTCCAAACCTGAAATACTGTTAATGTGTTGAATTAACATTTCTTGACCTCCAACTCCTGCTGGTGGAAGAATAGTTACTTCAAACATATTCGCTAATACTGGTTCAAAATTCTTACCTTTCTTGCTCGTTTGATCGTTTGAATAATGTGGTAATGCCATTTCTTTAATTTTTATTTTTATTTATTTATATATCTTAAAATCTTTTCAAAATTAAAAATTAGAGAGGAATTTTTCATCCTCTCTAATTAAAATTATTTATTAATAACCTCCTGAAGCGATTTCACCAGTATTTAGGATTGTAGTTCTGTGAACAATAATCTCTAAACCTTTTACCGGCTCAACAAAAGTATCTAGGATACCCATGTTGTTGTCGATAACTTCGTTTGTATTGTTTGTCTGGTCCATTACGTTTTTATAAGCGTAAACTCCCTGATCAGATAAAATTCCTTCCATGAATGAATCTGCTAAAGTTTTAATCTCAAGTCTTGTTTGAGCTGTGTTAAACTCAAATAAGTAACCTTTAAGAATATCTGCTAAACCATTTTCAATGAAGATTAGTACTTCTCTTACATGAGCAGAACTTAATGCTGATTTAATAACCTGCTGGCCGGTTTTATTACCTTTAATATTAAGACCAACTCCTCTTTCGAAAACGATTGGGTTAATTCCAAATGGTTCTAAATTATCTCTATCTTTTTTATCAAATGCATATTCAGCTCCAACAATGTTAGTTCCTGATACAATACCTCTTCTTGGTCCTGCAATAATTGACCATGGTAAAGCATTTGTAAATTTGTCAATATAGTTATTAGATACACAAGCAGCTGGTGGAACAACTTTTACTTTTCCATTTTCTCTACAATTTAAACCAGGTCCGTAATAGAATCCGTAGTTTGCACCCTGTGCGATTGTAGGAAGTGCATAAGTAGCAGTTGGGTTTTGTGATAAATCACCACCATCTGGTATAAATCTTGTATCAAATTTTTGTTCGAATGCATCTTTAAAAGATGGGTTCGTAGATTTTTTGAATTCTCCAACAGTAGGGGCATTCAATATACAAGATACATTTTGTCTATCTTTAGCAACTTGAGTAAGCTGATACTTATTTAATAAGTTTGAGTTTTCGAATGAACCGAAAGTATCTATAATGTATCTGAAGTCGATTACATCTCTATCAACTAATGCAGCATAAACACCACCACTAGAGAAAGCTGTTAAACAAGATTCGATATCTTGTTCTTCAATAAAGATTTTATCTAAATTGAATAACTTATATTCTGATGCTGCTTTTTCAAATGATTTAAGAGCATCTCCAGCTGGCTGAGCAGTTGTATATGCACTGTCAATTGGTCTGTGACATGTTACTGTGTATTCGTTATTTATCGCGTCATAAGCGATTCTAGTTACTCTTGCAAGTTTACCTGTTGCTAATGCTGGTAAATAATCACCAACTTCTAAAGCAAATGCTGGAAACGGTGCGTTAGCTGTAGTAGTATCTTGAAATACTGCCTGTGAACCATTAATTGTAACTTGGTCAAAATCAGATAAGTCAATACTTCTTCCACCCTGACCTGCGATAGTAACTGTAGCAGGTTGAGGAGTTGATACTTCTTTAAAATAGTCTAGTGTTGCAGCATTAAATGTTGCTGATGGCGTTAAACCACCGGCATCTAAAACTATTGTTGTACTTTCTGCAGTTGCATCAAATGTAACAGTGTCAACTTCAGCAAATACACCAGAATCGATTTCTAAGAATATTGCAGCTCCTAATGTAGTTGCAGCATCATCTAAAATAACTTTGATATCGGCAGCCACTTGACCAGTACTTTGAAATACTATAGTATCAGCTGCTGTTGTGATTGTTTCGCCTGAAGTATCTATTAATGTACCACCTGCTAGTGAATCGTAAGTTATAACCGGTGCGTTAGAAGTAGATGTTGTAGCGGCTCCTACTGTTACATAAGATAACAAATCGTAACTTTCAATTTCATCGTAAGTTTCTCCAATAAGGTCAACATCACCGTCTTCTACGCCTTCTTCATTAACAGCGCAGAAAAGACCAGTTCTTCTAGTCTCTGCATTAATTTGTTGTTCAATGTATAAACCGTTTCCTTCTAAATCTGTAAAGTTTGGTATAATACATCCAGTGTATTGAGCTTCTAAAGTAATAGCTCTCTCATCAGCAAATGCTGCTAACTCGTCTTTTATAAGACCTGTAGCTGTAAAATAGTCTCCATATACTGGGTCTAAATCTAATGCAGCTGCATCTAATTTACCTTTAAATACGAAAATATCAACCATATAGTCTGAAATAAAGTCAAATTCGTCGATTCCGTCAGGAATATTGTCTTGACCGTACCAGTCTCTTGCTGTAATTTCGAATGCTTTAACGTCCTGTGCTTGTCTAACAATAACAGAAAGATTATTTCTTCCAAGGTTTACAAGGTTAAGAGCTCTGTTATTTGCAGTACCTAAAGTAGCTAATACTTCTTCATCAGATGGTATCATAAATTTATCATCATTATGAAAATCTGCATACAATCCTGTATCAACTGAACTTGTTGAAGTTTCGTCAGAACCATCTGTAGAAATTTTAGCAAACATTGCTGTACTTGCACCGTTGTTTACATTTAACGTATTGTCAAACTCTGCAAGGTTAAGAGCAAGAATAGGACCTCTTTTAAGAGCTTCTAAACAACCTCTATGAAAGAACATTCCCTTCTTTTCTAATTTTTTATCTATACCACCGAAAATAAGTTTAAATGTTTCCGTATCTTCGCAGTATACAGGTGTATTGTAGGGACCTCTTCTAGAGTGACCCGGAATCAACCTGATAGTCTCTAATGAGGTAGTAGCTACCTGAGACTTGTCAAATTCTAAACGGTATACACCGCTCGATTTGAACTGTAATAATTGAGGACTTAGTGCCATAATTTTATTATATTTTTTTTAGTTTGTTATTGTATATATCTAGCTAAAATTAGGTTTATTCTATAATAGGTCGTAAATATCAAAATTTAAGTCTCCCTGGTCAGAATTGTCTTTATAAAGAGTCAATTCCATATAATCATGAATATCTGGGTCAATAACGTCTAATAACTCTTCCACACTATCTGCGTAGGCCGTTGTATTAAAATATTCTGTCGCTATAATACTTGACATTGCCAGGTCATCGTGTCCCATTTGAGCACCGTATCTTCCGCTTGGAAGTGTACCGAATAGGCTAATTTCTGTTACTGTTTCAGTATTACTGACTGCAATTCTATTATTTTCATAAAGAGATTTAAAGTTTTGACAAAAAATAGGTTTATTATCATTTTTAACCTTTATACCATGTTTTAAACCTCTGCTATCATGTCTGTGTTTAAATCTTAAAACCATCTCTTCATCAAAGTCATTTGTTCTTGGAAAAACAGTTGCCAAATATTTTAAAAGAACTGCGCCATAAGTATTGTATTCTATAATCATTTTAGTGTTTTCATTATAGAGTAATTCGCATGAAATTAAATAGAGGCATTTTGCAAAATCTTCAATAATATGTTCATTTGATCTGAACGTTCCTACTTGGGTTAATTTAAAAAAGTCGTACATTGCTCCCGGTGTAGGTATTGATTCTATTTCTTTTTTACTCATTGCATCTACCCTAAATATATTAATTATAGAGTAGTCACCTCCATTTCCTTCTGCGATATCTACAGTCAGAAGCCAATGTTTGCTCTGGTCTTGTAAAGTATCAATATCAAATCCTGGGTGCCATGTTAAAAAGTCTTTAGTCTCTATTTGATTATCTATAAATTCGTCAAACTCATGATGAACATAGTCTTTCATTTTACTTCTCATCTTTTTCATAGAACCCGGGTCTAATAATAGATTTGATGAACTTACAAATTCATTTCCGTATTGTCTATTAAAAGCCTCTGTACTTCCAAGGTTTGCCAATTCTCTTTTATACCAATTGTCAT